TGCCTTGCTGCGTGCTGCCATAGAACTGCGAATACTGCGTGCCATTGTTGTACGTCGTTGTCGCAGCAAAACCGGAATTCAGCGTTGTGCTGGCCAAAAACCAATAAGCAAAATTGTTGGACCCCGCCGAAACCGTCGCCGTCTTGACCAGGATGCCGACGAACGTATTCCCGCGCGCGCTCGCCGCCGTGCGGCTGGCGTATTGCCAGTAGCCGGTGATGTCCGCGCCAGACTCGTCGTAGCCCAGCCCGATGCCTTCGCCGCCGAACATCAGGCCGCCCGGGCGCATCGTCATGGTGCCGGACGTCGTGGGCAGCGTGCCGCGCAGCAGGTCGCGCGCGTGCGCGATGCTCGGGATCACCAGCACCTCGGCGCCCATCGCGGCCAGCAGGCGCTGGTTCAGCGGTGGCAATGTGCCGACGGGTTGCGATGCCCGGCGCGGCGGCTCGATGGCGACTGTCACGCCGGCCCCTTACGCGACGGTGAAATACTGCTCTTGGTAGTAGATGTTCGTCACAGAGAGCGTCATGCCACTGTGGTTAATCATCGCCACTCCCCACTTTGGCGGCAGCACGCCGAGCGCGCGGCGCACGCTGAACGGGCCGCCGTTGATGGCCTTGTTCTGCACCGGGTACGGGACCACGCCGAGAATCGGCATGGGGATCGAGTTGGCCGTCACGTCAGCGAAGGTGAGCGTGCCCTCGGAGCCGCTTGGCGTACCGTCGCCGGCGGAGGTGTAGGCGGTGCCCGCCGAGTTCACCAGCCCGTAGGCGTAGAGGAAGATGGCCTTGCTGTTGGCCGGCGCCGTGTTCACCGCGGCGAGCTCGATGCCGACGATGGCGTCCAGGTACAGGTTCGTCGTGTTGTCGATCGCGTTCGACATCCACCCCGCCGTGGCGGAGGTGGCCAGGTTCGCGTTCGTCTTGGTGAACGTGGTCGCGCTGCCGACGGCTTGCTTGACGCTGGCGTTGCCGGGATAGCCCAGTTGCGCGTAGGCCGGCGGCAGCAGCCAGTCCAGCGCCACGGCGGCCGCCCCTGCCAGAAAGGCGCGTCGGCGCGGCATGAGGTTGACGATCTCGACGTTGTGCACGCGGTGGCGCAGCGCGAACTCGAGCGCCTCCTGCGTGCCCTGTGGGCTGACGTGATGCAGGCGACAGGTGTGGCAGAAAGCCATCTGGCGCGGCGGGGCGCCGCCCAGCAGGCGCGCGAACGGGTTCTTCATGCCGCCCTCGCTTTCATGATGTCGCCGTGGTCGAGCGCACGGCCGAACCCGAGGGTTTCGCGCAGCGGCACGGACTCGTTGGCCATCGCCTCGATGTGGGTGCGGTTTTCCTCGGTCATCAGGCCCAGCGCCACGCAGGCGGCCAGGTTCGCCTGGCAAGCGGCCGCGTATTCCGGCACGCTGAAATCGAACGTCTTGAGCGTGCTCAGTGCGGACACCAGGCTGACGGCCGTCAGGATCTCGTTGTCGGTGCCGGTAATCAGCCCGCGCGCCAGCGCCTCGATCTTCGGCCACTTGCCCACCACCATCAGATACCGCTGCACGTTTTCCCCGGCGATCGGCTTGGCGCGCGACACGGTGGCCGCGTTGATGGTGTCGGCGATCGCCTGGCGCTGCGTCGTGGCGGTCGCCAGCGCGGCGTGCGCGGCGGCCAGTTTGGATTCCATGTCCGCCCGCAGCGTGGCCAGGGTGGCGTCGCCGGCGCCGCCCTGCTCCGCCATGCGCAGAGTTTCCTGCGCTTCGGTGGCGGCCGCCGCCAGCGGAGCAGCCGCCGCCTCGGCCGCGTCGAGCGCGGCCAGCGCGGCGGCGTAGCCCGGCTTTGCCAGTTCTTCGGCCAGCGTCGTCATCAGGCGCTCATCGAATAGCTGACCTGCAGGGTGTTGCCGTTCACCACCGGCTGGTCTCCGCCCGAGAACAGGCCGGCGGAAATCAGGATCCCGGTGGTGCCGTCCTTGGTGCTGTTGGTGGTCATGAACGCACCCTTGACCGTGCCGGTGCCGGTGATGCTGAACGTCAGCGCCGACGACAGGGCCTTGCTGCCCGAGGAAGCGGAAGACCAGGCGCAGGTCGGGCGCGCGGACTGACTGTAGGTCGGCGCGTTGGCGATGCCCGCCTCGAGCCAGCCGGCGTGCGAGCTCATGGTGTCGCCCGCGGCGATCGCCGAGTAACTGGTCGAGGAGATCAGGCCCAGGTAGTTGGCCGCCGTGTAGGAACTGCCGGCCAGCGCCTTGTCCAGAATCTCGTTCTTGCCGACCGTCACCACGGTGTTCGGCGCGATGTCCGACCAGACTTCGTGCTGGGGCACGCGCTCGATCTCGAGCCGGATGGCACTGGCGCTGGCCCAGTCGTGACGCGATTCAGCCAGCGCCAGGGCGTCGCGCAGGCGCAGGTATTCGGGCAGGTCGTGCGCGTCGGGCGACAGACAGCGCGCACGGTACATGCCGTGCAGGTCCAGGTTTTCGCCGACCAGCAGGCCCTGCGCGACCTGCGCGCGCACGATGGATTGCAGGTCGATGCGTTCGATGCGGTTGGTCTGCATTTACGCCACCTCTTCGAGTTGGGATTCCAGGAACCAGCGTTCGTGGGCGCCGTCCCCGTCCGACCAGGAGAGCAGCACCTCCGGCTCATCGGCGTCCTTGTTCCAGCGTTTGTCCTTGATCTCGCCGGCGATCACCGGCTGCACCAGGCGGGCGGTTTGTCCGATCTTCATCGGTGGCTCTCCTTCACAATGAATCGTTGAAGCCCGGCGCGTTCACCGGGCGGGATGCGTCGCCGACGGCAAGCCCGACGAACTGCCGGATGCCGTTGCGCTCGCGGTACGTGATCGGCGCCCATGCGCTGGCCAGGGTGGCCTGCACGCGGTCGTCCGCCATGTTCTGAATCTCTCCGTCGGAGGTGCCGATCACCCAGCCGCGGTGCGACAACCACGCGATGTCGTTCGACTTCGGGATGTCGATCGCCATCTGCAGGGGCGCGGAATACTCGGCCTGCGGGTCCAGGTCGGCCGTGCCGGGGTCGTCGCCGGCCAGGAAATAGGTGCGCTTCTCGGTGACGATCCACCATCCCGCCGTCACGGCGCGCGCCACGCGGATCTCGGAGTCCATCTCGAGGAAGTTGCGCGCCGGGTCGTACAGGCCATAGGCCAGCGGCTCGGTCCAGTGCAGGCGCGGGCCTTCCGCGATGAACAGGCGTCCGTGCCGGTAGGTCAGCAGGCGCCCGGCCGGCGGTGCGGTCAGGAATCGGTGCCGCGCCTGGCGTCGCGCCGATGACGTGGCCGTCACCGCATAGGTGGTGGTACCGACCGTCACGCTGCCGTTCCAGTAGCAGGAAGTGCCGTTGGCCTCCGACACGAAGACGTTGATGGTCGTCACACCCTTGCCTGCCGGCGGTTGCGGAATGGCCGTGACCGCGATCGCGCCGTTGTCCGGCACCCGGTCGATCACCGCGGCCAACCCTGTGCCCGACTCCTCGCCGGCCGCGTTCTGGTAGGACAGCACCACCTGGTACGTGCCCGCGGCAAGCTGCCCGCCCGAGGCCGGTGCCGCCGTGGACACCTCCGGCACCGGCAGGCCCCATGGGTGATTGGTGAAATCCGCGTCCAGGCGCCCGTTCTGGTAGCCGTTCGTCCAGAAGATCTGGTCGTTGACCGCCTCGTAGACCGTGCGCGCCCCGGGCGTGAGCCCGGTCGCCAGCGTTGCGGCGGCGAAGGTGCGCGGATCCAGTTTCTTGAGCTCCACACCCTCGACGAACAGCAGGTTCGGGCCGATGCTGTGGCAGTCGCTGCCGCTGTACTTGCGCACCGATCCGCCGCGCTGCACCAGGCGCCCGGCGTTGGTGATGTCCACGTTCACGGCCGCGCGCAACTCGTCGACGCCGAGCTCGGTGTCGCGCGACACGGTGTTCAACCCCTTCGGCCAGGGTCCGAACTGCATCAGGCGCCCGTTCCGATGTAGCGTTCGTAGACCTGCTGCATGCGGCGTTGCTCTTCCGCCAGCGCGGAACTGCGCGGCCCGAACTCCGCTTCGAAAAGCGCGAGGTTGGCCTGGGCTTTTTCAGGGTCTTCGGTTTCCCGGTCCTTCTTCGAATAGGCCCGGTACAGCATCCAGAAGCGCAGCGAGCGGTGGAACTCCGGCCGGATTTCCGGCTCATCGCCGCCCAGGTCGTCCATTTCGGTCAGCGGCAGCCGGGCGACCGTCAGGTTCAGCGTGCCGCCGGCGGTCCATGCCGGGTACAGGCGGATCTTTCCGGTTTCCCAGTCAGTGATGTACGCCTCCGGCGTGCCGGTGTCCGACTCCCATCCGGGTTTGTCTGCATCCATGAATTCGACCAGGCGGCGCGACAGGGGCGTGTTCTGCCCGGAAATCTTGGCGCGGCCGATGTACAGCACGCGCGTGTCCAGCGTGACCACCGACGCGCCGGGCGCCACCGTGTACTGGCAGGTCGCCGCTGTCGACGAATCGATCAGCAGCAGGGCGCGCCGGCAGGCTTCCATTTCGGCGTCGGCGGCGTAGTCGATCACCTCCGGGTCGGTCCAGAGGTACGGCGCCGCGGTGTCGTCGACCTCGGCGCGAAACAGGGCGACCAGTTGCTCGAGCTTCATGCGATCGGTCCCGCGAAGACGAGTTGCGGACGGCGGTTCGCGGACAGTTGCCGCATCAGGCGATCCGCCTCGAGGCTGGCGCGCGTGGAAAGCGGCCCGTACTTGGGTTCTTCCTGCGCCGAGCAGAACAGTTCGGCCGCCATCCAGGCCAGCAGCATGTGGTAGCGCGCCGGGATGTTCGGCTCATCCGCGTCGGCGGCGAACGACGTCGGCGAGCGGTAGTAGTAGCCGGTGATGGTGTAGCCGTCGGCCACGTTGGGCCCCAGCGCGATGCTCTTGTCCGGCGTCACGGCAATGGTGACGGGCCGCGTGCGGGTGTTGCGCATGGCGCCGAAGCGGTACGTGTCGCGCCAGTGGTCGAACTCCATCCAGTCCATCGGGATCTCGGAATTCGTGCCGGTGGCGGTCACGTAGTTGCGGAACGTGTCGCGCTGCCAGGATCCGAAGTCGGCGGCCAGCACGCCGACCGTGCCCGCTCCGGTGCCGAGCGGATATTCGTCCTGCCCGGCCACCGTGGTGAAACTGGCGGTCTGGCGCATCCAGTCCCAGTCGTCGTGCTTCGTCTGCAGGTCGCGCCACGCCTCCTGCACCGCGTCGACGATTTCCCGAAACAGGCCGCCCTGGTACTTCGTGGTCAGCAGTTGCGTCCAGTTCGGGATCTTGGATTCGCGCGCCGCCCGCTGCGCGATTTGCAGGAAGTTCACGTCAGGCGTTGGTGCGCATCAGGTTTTGCAGCCACTCGCGCGCGTAGGGCGAGCGGTCCTCGATCACCGAGAACGGGCACTCGTGGATGGTGTCGCGGTGAACCAGGTTCTGCTCGGAGTCCTGGTGCTTGATGACCTCGGTGCGGACGTTGGTGCGCTTCTTGCGCGCCAGCACCTCGACGTACTTGCGCTTCGTGATGACCTCGATGCCGACCGGGATGCACCCGAATTCGGTCCACTGCCCGTTGACGTAGACCTCGGCCGGCTTGCCGTTCACCCACACGTCGTGGACGATCTGCGAATTCTTGTCGCCGGACGGATGCACCAGGATGCGCACGGGTTCCTCGGCGAACGCGAGTTTGGCCGCGTGTTCGGCCTTGATCTCCTCTTCGTTGGCCACCACGATTTCGGAGGCGCGCTCGAGCTCATCACCCAGCCCGGGCAGGGGCAGCGGGTCATGCTGTTGGATGGGCGTGTCGGCGCTTTCGATGGTGCGGCGGCGGCGGACGGGGTTGACGGCGGCATCGGACATTGCTGGACTCCGGAAAGAAAAAGGCGCCCCGGAGGGCGCCTTTCACTGCGGTGATGCCCCTTGCGGGGCGGGAATTACGCGACCTGCGGGCGATCCGGCAGGGTCATCACGTCCACGAACGTGTGCAGCACGTTCGAGGGCGGCCCGGCCAGGTTCGAGGAACCGAAGGTCCACGCCGAACCGGAGTTGCCGACCTTGGTCACCACGTAGCCGATGGGGCAGATGGTGTCCGGCACGATCGGGAACTGCGGCGCCAGCAGGAACTTGGCGTTCGCGCCGTCGGCCGCGCCGTCCAGCACTTGCAGCGGGCCCTGAGCGACCTTGATGGCGCCGCTCGAGTCCAGGCCGACCACGAAGACGCACCCGTAGTTGGCCGGCACCGCCACGAAGGCAGCGCCGGTGGTGATGTCGGTCGTGGGCGTGGCGGCGTTGGACGCGGAGCCCTTGCTGTACGCCTTGCCCTTGATTGCGAAGAGCGTCGTATTGCCGATCGTGATGGTGGTGGTGGTTCCCGCGGCGAGGCCGGCCTTCGACGTCGCCAGGGTCAGCGGGGGCATTTGGAGAGCATCCATGTCTTGCTTCCTTTCAGGTTGGCCCGTGTCCGATCAGGACATCGAGCCGGGGAGGAGAGTCGGATCGAACACGCCGACGGTGTTGACGTAGGCGGCGTTGGGGACAACGGTGGCGTCATCGAGCGGCGTGGTGCCGCCCGTGAAGTTGCCGGTGCCGGTTGGGTTGATGATGACGAACCCCACCATCGCCTTGTTGTTGGGGATGGGCGGGAAGGTCACTGCGGCCAGGGTGGCGCCTTCGACTCCCATCGCCGACGTCAGCGTGCCCGCCGAGTCGATGAAGAAGCAGAAGACGTTGAACTTGGCGTTGGTGACGGTTCCCGACAGGGCTGCCATGTCGGTGTTGGCGGCGACCTTCACCAGCAAGCCGGCGACCAGGGCGTAGAACAGCGAACCGGCTTTCGCCAGCGCGCTGCCCGCCGTCTTGATCGCCAGCCCCGGCGAGGACAAGGTCTGGCAGGTGACGCGATCGGCCAGGTTCTGCAACGGCTCGCGGAGTGCGCGAGCGTCGCTTTGGTTGGCCAGCGCCCCCAGCCATTGCGCCAGGGTGGTTCCGAGTTTCATGATCGGACTCCTTTCTCGGTCAGGTCGGTGGGATTACAGGGCCTTGCGACCGACGTTGACCACGGCCATCCAGCCGTTGTTCTCGATCATGACCGCCTTCCACCACATCGTGCCGGCGTAGCCGCGCTGGCCGTGCGGGTCCGACTTGCTCTTCTGGCCCGGGGGCAGATAGGTCGGATCCAGCACGTCCTTGCCGCGCACCGCGACCTGCGACCACGCATCCTGGCCGGTCACGATCATCGGGTAGACGTCGATGCTGGTGCCGGAGGTGGAGTAGAGGCCGGTGGTGCCGACGGCCGCGCCCGCGTCCTGGAAGGACGGCAGGTCGGGGTGGAGGATGAAGCGGAAACGCTCGCACGCGCCCAGTTCGTTCTCCTCGGCCTTGCCGCTGGAATAGCGTTCGGCGGGGGTGAAGTTGGGCAGGTCGCGGATGTCCGGTTCCATGTCGGTGTGGCAGTACACCTTCCATCCGGCCGGGACGGGCATGGTGGCGAAGTCACCCGAGGCGGCCAGCGCGCGGTTCACCATCTTGCAGTGGTTGGCCGCGAGGTTGATCGTCACCTTGCGCAGCAACTGCAGGGTCACGCCGCCGTTCACGGTGGCGCGCGTGGTGCCGGTGCCGCCGTAAAACTGGTTGGTGCAGGCCTTGAGCGCGCCGTAGATGATCATCTCGTTGACCAGGGTCACGCGCTCGCCGATCTGCGTGATCATGGCCTGCGGGATGTCGTCTTCGTACATGTCGAAGGTCTTGTCCGTGAAGCCGTACAGGCAGGAATACTGCTGCA